CTTGAGCGAATTTCTCACGTAAAGATTTTTCGACAGAGACTTTGCTCTCTGGGGCAGTATTGGTAGCTTTTGCATTTTCCAGCGCAGCTTCAATATTCGCCTGCTTGTCTTCTGCTTTGACTTCGGCAGTAGCGGAAGCTTTGCTGACTTCTTTGAGGCGAGCCTCAACTTGTTCAGCGATCTTCTTCTCGATTTCCTCGGCTTGAGCCTTGATGAAGTCTTTGTTCTTGTGCTTCCAAACGAGCGCGAACTTTTCTTTGTAAGAAGCGAAAGCCTCTTCTGCTACGTCAAGAGCTTGAACTTCACCGATTACAACCTTGCGGTCATCGTCTGAAAGTTCATACGCAGCATCAAGCTCTGCAACGCGAGAATTAACGCGAGCAACGGCCTCTTCTTGAGCTTTGGCAGCTTTGATTTCATTCAGTTCTGCTTGAGCCTTCGAAAGCTCTGACTTAATTTGTTCTACGGAAGCGATTGTCTCGTCGTACAGTTTTTGAGCTTTTTCTTTAGCTTCTTTCTCTGCGGCGATAGAATCGCGATATTCTGCATCTTTCTGTTTGATGGCTTCAGCAAAATGATTGGTCATTGAAGCGACAGCCTCTTCACCAAACTTCTTCTCCAGAAGAGCAGACTTTAATTCTGCGATAAGTTTTTCTAAGTCCATATGGTTTATAGTTTTTACATTTTTTATATCTAAAATGGAATTTGATTTTTTATTCGATAAGAAAGCCTTAACTTCCTCAAGATACTTCCCATGAGATGAAATTTCATTCTCTTCTTCTTTTTCGTTCTCCTCCTCATTCTCTTTTTCGTCTTCAATAGAAATCATTGGTGATTGGTCAAATGCAACAACACCATTAACTTGCGCTGCTGGATTAGTTGTAAACCCGCCCCCAAGAGGATAAATTTCCCCAACGATTACTCGGTGAATCGGAGTTCCGTCTTTAAGTTTTCCAGAGCCACCTTTAGCTTTTAAAAACGGAAGATATTCATTGATCATTTCTGGATCAGTAATGATATTTGCTTCTTTTAGGTAAGAACTTCCAACAGCCAAGAAGTAGTTGCTAAAGCCAATTTCCCAGCTTGCTGAAATGGAATTATGGAAAGAGTCTTTGGGGTCTGAATTGCGAAGCATTAGTTCTGCAAATTTTTTATCAACAGTCTTGTATATAACGCCAGCAACAGAAAGATAAAAAGGCTCAAGCGTTTGAGCGGCTTCTGTTTCAGTCATGAACTCATTTGTGTTCATTTTATTGAATGAAACATTAGTGATATGACCAACAACACGCTCTTTATTATGCTCAATATTTAAATATTTATTTAAAAAGCGGTTGGCAATCTTGGAGGCTGTTGCTCCAGAAATGCCGTCCCCATTTGAATTGATCATGTTGGGAACGGCCAGATTGAATGAAACGCCAAGCAAATCAGGATTCTCTTCAAAATTTATTTTAGGAGAAAGCTTCTTTAGCTCATCTAATGATGCTTTGGAAACTTGAAACTTTTCGTGTCCAAATGGGTAACAAGCAAAAGAGGTCAAGTTTAGAACTGTCTTGTACTTGAAGGCCATAGGTTACTTTACAGCAGAATGATAAAAAATAGCCGCAGAATATTCTTCCAAAGCATATTCTTCCGCAGTATCAAGGATCTCTTGCATTGGAGAAAGCTTCTCGATATTCTCAATATCGTTCAAGCATCTCTGAAGATTAGTGACCCATTCGCCTCTTTTGCTCGACGCTACAATTTTTTTGCACAGTTGAGCTACGCTATCATTTTGCTGGTCATTTAATTTTTCGACCTTGAATTTTTCAGCAGCAAAACTAGCCGCTGACTTCATGAACGCATCGATTTCGTAAACGGTAGACTGAATATCTTTTCTTGAAGCTTGCGCTACGGCTGGTCTTCCAGCAGTTGAATTCGTAGGAGCGGCAGTTGGAGCGCCTGCGAAATTTTGAATTACAGGAACGCCACCAACAATTGGATTGTAATAACCATTTTTGCGATTCTCGAAAAGAATCTCTTGAGCAGGAGCGAGTTCTTCTGACTTGGGCAGATTTCCAGTTCTGATAGATTCTATTCCTTGCTCTGGAGAAAGAACTCCAATCTCAATCATTCTGCTAATTGTACGCATGTATTCGGTCTCATTCTTGAGATCGATCTCTGTAAATTTAGCGATTGGATAAGAACGGAATCCAAGGTCTTTTGATATTCTAACAATTTCTGGCTGGAGAATGTCGTTAAGAAATGCGCTGCGAGATTCCTTTAGTCTTTCCATAAAGAAGCTAATTTTTGCATTAGCTCCGTTATATTTTTCCTCTCCAAGCATAACGTTCATCAAACCTTCTTTGATATCTCTATCCAAAACTTTATATTTTTCTTCGCCAACGACTTTCTTAAGATCAGGAATAACAAACTCTGCTTTGGTTGTGTAGTCGGAAACTAATACGCGGCCAACGCTCTCGTTCATGAAAAGGTTTTGCATCGCAGTCATGTTGGCTGGGTTGATGCCGCCTTTGTCTGGGTCCGAACCCATTGTGATAAGCAAAATAACATTCTCAACAGTACGGGCGATAGCTTGATCAATTCTCTTCAGTTCGATTTTAGCGTTAACGTCTTCTAGAACAGGGTAGCAAAAAGGAATAGCGAAAGGCTCATAATCCTGTTTTTTATAAAAAGAATAGGTTAAAAACTTTGGATCTAATTTGATCTTTAGACCGTCTCTAAAATATTGTTTGGTTTTGATTTTCTCTCTTGTGTCTGGGTCAAGACCATTCAAAAGCTCTAAGTCTGCGTCGTCTTTTGGATTTTTCAGTCTCTCAAGCTCATACTCCGACAGAATCTTTTCGTAAACTGCGTCTGCAAAAGAACTAGAGATTGTCGTTACTACTTCGTAAGGATTAAGCAGAATATAACGAAGCGGAACTTTGTTATTCTTGATCCCATTCTCACTAAAGCCAGACAAGAGCCTAAAATCTTCGGCATTAAATTTACCGTCAATTCTGTAATAAAAAATATTGCCGCTTCTGTAGTACTCGCGAAAGTATTGGTCTTTGAGCTTCCAAAGCTTAATCTTTTCAAACCACTTGTAGAAAAACTCTCTGCTTCTTTCTGTTCCACCCTCCAGATAAATATCAGTATTGGCAAATTCTGTCTGAATGTCGATTGTGTTGCGAACAATCGCTACGTTAGCGTAAGCCTTTTGGCAAAGCATGATAGCGTCTCTGACATCGATTCCGTCCTTAGAATAATCAAAAGGCAAGAGCCCTTGGCTAAGAACGGTATAACGGCCCGCCAAAACATCAGTCCCGTTTCTTGGGATTCTTGTGTTGGTGCCACCACCAGAACTAGCTCTTGAAGCTTGAGAAAGCTCTTTATAAAACGGTTCGCCAATAAGTTTTGGCTCTACGGCGGCATTGGAAAATTGAATTGGGGCTGAATCCTTCTTCCTGTTCCAATATTCTGATTTTTTATTGTATTGGCGCGGCATCTTTTATATTAAAGATTACACCAAAAGTATCAAAAGTAACTTAAAAGTACTTTTTTACCGAGCGAAAAATGGAGTGAAAGTACTTTGTACTGATTCGACCTTAGCCTCCATCATGTCAAAGTATATTTTTGTCATCCAGTTGCCCAATACCAAACAAGAGTAAGAGTCTTTTCTTGTTTTCTCTGCGCCGCTCTGCTTTTTAAGCTCGACTGGTAGATCGAAACTTTGATGCCCATTGGTAGTCGTTGTTGGCATAATCAAAGAGCATTGAGCTTTTACAAGTTCAATAAGATCAGCTTGGTGGTCTACAAAGTCTACCATTTTAGCCTCAACTCCTTGCCCATCCTCTTGATCTCTGAAAAATTTTAAATTTTTAATTGGTATAGACTTAGATTTTTGAGCGGTAAAATCATTGTCGATAGCCTCTGCGGCAAATAAGATTTTCCTGTGGTCCAAATTAGATTGGAGTAATTCGTTGGCGTATCTTATCCAGCCGCTTGTAGGAACTCGCAAGTAACAGATTTTATTTGTACTCCTGTTGTAAGAGTTTCTGGCTTTCCGCATCTCATCTTGATAAGTTTCCGGTGAGTCAAAATCGCCCTCAAAGATTTTTACGTTAAGTTTTGCTTCTTTGAATAAATCGCTCTCATTAGCGGCATTTATAAATTGTAATCCACCGTTGTAGTCGCCGCACATCGCAACAACATTGAAGTTAGTTAAAAGATAATGCAGATACTCTATGTGCTTTCTTAAGTTAGTTCCCGAAACTGCATAGTTGTGAACCAAGATTCCTTTTCTGCCGCCTTTATCTAACTTAATCAAATTCATTGCAAAGTCGTCGGATGAATCCGTTTCTGCCCAAGATGGGTCAAAGCTTAAAATATATTCGGCATTCTTTTCCCCTGCCAGTTCAATGCACTGCCCTTCGCCAGCTTTGATTGTGCATTCATGCATCTTGCTGAGTTTGAAATAACCAGAAGAATCATCTACGAATTGAGAGCCGAACTCGCGTTTAAATTGCGATTCCGACATCGTTGACTTTGCTTGTGTCAACAAGCTTTCGTCGTACAAGCCGTGAGGTGCAATATCATACGAAAAGTGCAGGATCGCTCTTGTTGCCCCGCCCTTACCATCTTTTTCTGGAGTCTCTATCAAATTTTCGTACTGCTTATAAAGCTTGTACATATACTCAAACTGATAAGATGCAGAGGACAGAACAATAATTTTATTGTTGGGCCATTTGAATCTATCTTCCTCAGTCATCTCCCCTCTCTTGATTAGCTCGGTCTCCAAATCGTAAACTTGTTTTCTTTCTGTTGGATTCTGTACAACAGACAAGAACGGAATTATAACTTCGTTAAAGATTCTTTCTGGCATCAGCAAGAACTCGTCGATCATCATTCTGTGAAAGCGAAAGCCACGAAGCTTTTCGCCATCACCAAGAGGCAAACACGTAATTTTGCTTCTACCTATTTCCATCGTCCATTCGTCTGAGCTTTTTGTGACTTTGGTAATGCACTGCTTCAAAAATACCGCCTGCGGCTTTTCCGCAATTTCTTCGATTTTTTTGAAAATCATTTTTGCCTGACGGAACGTTTTACTTACAATACCAACGTGAACACCTTGGTTTAGTATTGCATCAAGCGACGCAAAGACAGCGCAAGTAAAGCTCTTGGATAGTCCACGGCTCCAGACCATCATAGAATAATCTGTTTCAAACATTGTTTTAATAGCTAAATGCTGAAACGGAAAAAGCTTAACTCCGCAAATCATTTCTGATGAGAACGAAATATTGGCGCGAAGAAACTTATAGAGAAGAATTTTAGCCTCTCTTTCTTCCAAGAATCCCTTTTTTAGCAGGATTTCTTCGTTTACGTTACGAAACTGTGCTTTTCTTTTTTGGTTTCCTTCTGTCCAAGCCATGATGAATCCTTGTCTAAAAAGTATTGAATGTCCACATCCCAAAGAACGCTGCCCATCGCAACTAATTTAGGAATTAAAATTTCACTATTTGCCCTGTTGCCAGAAAATATAAATTGGCAATAGCCTGCAAACTCATGTTGCAGCAATCTCATATTATGATAAATAAATTTGAGATTTGCCTTATGAGGAGTAAAGTCGTTATTGTTTTTTATCCGCTCAAGGGAAGACTCAACGACGACATACAAGTAAGACTCCATTTCTTTGCACCTTTGTATTTCGCGCCTAAATCTTTCCAAGTTTTCTCCAACAAGAGTGCCTTTAAAATCAGACTCAGACTTTCGGTCCACAAAAGTTTTTGTGTAGTGCGCTCCACTCGCCGTGTAATCTCCAAAATCTAATTTAACATTCCTTTGATTTTTGAATGTTAAAGGCTGCTGCTCTCTTGTATCTACGAAAATGTTAACCTCAGAAAAATCTTCGTGGAATTTTTTAGGCAAGCTTCTCCTAAACATTGGGTTTACTCCAATCTCGTCGCAGACTTTAGAATATGAACCAAAGTGTTTCTTGTATATATCAATCGACGGCATATCGCTGGTCTCAAGCTCCAAATAAAATGGAGCGTAGTTTAGCTCTTTATTCTTGACTCTATTCGCAAGCATTTTTTTGATATAGTCCTTGACTACTTCTGGCGATTCTATTTCGCACCACCTTAAAAGCTGCTCTCTATTATCAAAGTCCTTATCAAAATAAGACTCCTTGTCTTTGAAAGCTAAAAGAGTCCCAGTTAAAAGATTTTTCTTGGGGTGATGCTTTCTGTAATAATCTCCAAGCGAGAACTTATGCTTCTTGATGTGGGTGTGCAAAGCCCTTTCGCTTTGGAAGATGTTATTACATTCTAGGCACTTAGACTGCATCATTTAATGATATTCCCATGATGCGAGCTTTCCATTCCACCATAGATTCCATCTTTTGCGCCTCATCCATAACCAGCGACTTTTGCATTTCGGCAATTTTAATCATATTGGCCCGCTCTTCCTCGTCTTGAAATAACTGAACAATAGAAAGAATTGATGCGTTTTCTTTTTGTCTTGAGGAGATTCTCTCGCGCCTGTCGCCTTGCAACTTCTTGATCAAGCTTTCTACGCGACCTTCGCACTGGTGATACTCACTGCTCTTCGCCTTGATAATTTCAGCCAAACGAATGCTCATCTCATTCTGCTCTTGAGTTTCCTCAAACATTTTGTTCAGCTTGTCCAAGTGTCTGGACGTAGTTTCAAGATTAATGATTTCTTTACAAACGTTCATGTACAAGTTAACCTCATCAGCGGTGAGGTCTGGCTTGTCCCAAGTCATTCTGATAAACTCTTGCTCAAAAATATTGCGATCTTCGTGAGAGGTGTAGCAATTTATAATCTTCTGAAATCTAGAGTTGCCCAAATTGATGGACAACTTGTCCATGCAAACTTTATGGTGTCTTGTTAAGCGCTCTTTATCTAACTTTTCGCCAGTTGCATCGTTAATCTTATTAATGATGCGCTCGGCTGAACGGGGAACTTGGTATCTTACAAAAGCTGCATTATCTGATTCAGAGTTGTTTTCACAGCCAGAGATTTTAATATAGTTGCTTACTGTTCTATGTTCAGACCCCATTGCCGCAATTGACTTTCCGGGGTAAAGAAGCTCTGCGATTTTTAGCGAAGACACACCGTCTCTAGCTTGGTCCTCTATAAACTCCTGTTGCTGCTTGGTGAGAGGCAAGTCTCCAACTTTTTCGTACTTTGATGTCTTATATTCAATTTTATTTGATCCCAAGAAAGACCTAATAGCTACTCCTTGCTTAGTTCTGCCATCCAAGGCCTCATCATTAAAGAACTTGCGTGTGATAGTATTTAAATCAGGAAACTGCTGGGCAAGCTCTTTAATCTTCTTGCCCTCTTCTTCAGTGAATGTTATTTGGTTTTTATTGGTGCCCACCTAAAATATCCTCACTTTGTAGTATCTTAATCGCCACTGAACGAAATAGCTTTTTAAGATTCTTGATTTGTTTATATCCTGCCTTTTTGCCCTTTTCGTTTGTTTTGTAGCCCATTTCTGCCGCAACCTTCTCTTCGTCTGCGCCATCAATATACAATCTAGAATATACTTTATACTGCTTAGGGGCTAAACGATGCTTCATTTCCTCATGCAGCTTTTGGGCGCTGCTCATAACATCAAAATTTAAATCACGCATCCCCTGAACTGCTTCAGAGTGGTTTTCTGTGGAGACGGCAAGTTTAACGTCGTAAGCGCTCTTCTTTGTCTTTTCCCACTTTGAATACATTGGGCACTCAGAGCATTGGAGCCCGCTAGGAGTTATTGAGCAAGCTGGCGGTTCATTACCTTGGTTGTATTTGCACGCCAAACAAGGACGCACATAATTGGAATAGTTATTCCGCAATAAATTCTTAATTTGATTAACCGTTATTCTTGAGATCCAAGGCTCAAGCGGGCGGTCTTGCTTCCACATCTTCCATTTCTTGGAAATATGAAAGCGAATAATCTGAGCAACATCATCGTAATCCATCCAAGCAATCGCTTTTAATTGCCAGATGTACCTGTGCTTTTCGATGATTCTATCTATTACGTCCTGCTTGTCCTCGTATCTAATCTTGCGCCTCAGCTTTGGTTTTTCCATATTTAGTGGGTGACAAGCCTTCTATCCCACTTACTCTTTTAGACGCAAATTTCTTAACCGAGGCATTCTGAGGGTTACGAGTTAAATCATCTAGATTAAAAGTTCTAAAACTTCCTTCAATTTCTACTTCCAAATCAAGCTTGTCCAACTGTGGCACTTCCTGAACGTTGGAATGTTCGTCGTCCTCTTCTTCTTCCACTTCTACTGCTCTCGCTTGAGGTTGCTTTTTGGCAACACTTTGCGCGATTTTACCATTCATGGAGTTTCCACACTTGGAGCAAAAATTTGGAGCAAATCCAGCGTACTCATGCTTGCTCCCACAATTACTACAGAACATTAAGGCCATTTTATTTCTTTTTATCCAGATCGTTGACTTTGTCGTTGAGATTTTCCAGCTTTGTTAATATTTTAGTTATATCTCTTTGTATTTCAACCATCTTATCAGTATTAACTGGGGCTCCGTCATCATCAACGATCTTGGATAAACGCCTTGAGATGCTTTTTACCTCATTATTTACATAGGCCATTTGCTCGGCCTGAACTTTAATTTCCCTAGCAACTGGGAAAAAGTCTTCCTTTTTTACATAAGTAGCGTTCAGATAAAACAAAACAGAAGCGATCAAGATCCCACCAAAAATCTTTATTGCATTGGCCCAGATATTGACGCGCTCCATTTTCATTTTATCTACTACTCTTTACACTTTTTGAGTTAATTTTCTTGATAATAAATTTCAAGATTGCGCTTCTTTTAATGTCCTCTTCTGTGAACTCAAAGGTGTAAATTCCATTCTTTTGCGAATCTTCGTCTGAAAATAGATTATAAAAGTCGAGAAATCCGTTTTGGGTTTTGATATCTGGCTGCATAAAGTCTCCGCATAGAAAGATCTTTGACCCTTCGCCAATTCTGGTAATAAGGGTAGTGATCTCTTTGGCGCTGAAGTTTTGGACTTCATCTGCGATTATAATCTTTTCGCTTAATGTGCTGCCACGTAAAAAGTTAACTGGAGTGGCAGAGATTCTGCCATCGTCCCTTAACCTATTAGCGTCAACAGGATCAATTATTTCTTGAACTTTGTCTTCCAGAGGGAGCAGATACGGCTGGAACTTTTCTGCCACAGATCCCGGCAGCGATCCAATAGATTTGTCAGCGCTTTCTGCGATTGTTCTAATATATACGATATCTTTTTCATTGTGGTTGATTAGGTTTAGTGCCGCATAAACGGCCATAAAAGTTTTTGAGGTGCCCGCTGGTCCAGCAATAAATACAATTTTAGTTTCCTCTTCTAACAGTATTTTTAACAGTTCTTGTTGTTTGTCGGTAAATTTAAATTTTCTTTCTTTGAATTTGATTTCCGTTTTCATCTGCGGAATAATGACTTCCGAAGATGACTGTTTTGTTTTCTTGGGCTTTTTTGCCATAAATTAGACCATTTCTTCTACAATCTGTAGCCCTCCTTTTGCTACTCCATTCGCATCTATAGAAATGTTTTGATCGCTCAGTACTCCTGAAACTGAAAAAGAATTTCCATTGGAAAAAGTCACTGTTGCATTAACCGTTGTGTTTGGCTGATAGTCAGAAAGCCAGTCAATGTTAGATATGCCATTGACGGTTAATCTTTTTTCGATTCTTGAAACAGATACGCCAGTAGGATACTCTGAGCCTATTTGCAAATTTGGCTGGCGCTCAACATTAACATCAAAACTCAATGATTCATATTCTGAAATGCTGCTTGCGAAATTAGTGGTAGTAAATGAAATTTGCGTACCTCTCAAAGAACTGAGCACAACTTCAGAAGCTTCTTGGACATTTGGAGCAGAGCCAGTTAATCCGTTACCAGACGCAAGCCCATAAGAATCAAATTGAAGATTTACTAAAACTGGGCTCCAAGGTTCAAGAGATGTTGAAAAAGACTTTAGAAACGATTTTTGAAAAGTGTAATTGGGAACTGAAATCGTGACGCCATCAGAATCTCCAGTTAAACTTAGCAGAGAACTGAAGTCTTGAATGCTATTACCACTGATTGGCAAAACAGTAGTGTTTATGCTAGATGTTTTTGGTCCTGTTTGAATATAGTAATCAAGCTCTTGACCAATTCTTTTGACTCTTTTTAGCTGAGTAGAATTTGAAGCTGACAAGTTTGTGGCAAAAAGGCGTTTAGAACTATTTAAAAATGGAATTGTGCCAATCGAAGCGGCATTTAGAGCGTTGGAGGAAGAATCATTTAGATTTCCTTGGAATGTGTAGTGAGCGATTGCACCTAATCTGACTATTGATATAGAATCTAGAGTGATAGTTGTTGTGGCAGAGGAATTCCACAGATGAAAATTACCTGTGGTATTTCTTCTCACATCAGAAACTACAGTTCCAGATGAACCTAAAAGATAATCAGTTCCAGCAAAATCAGTTAAAACTAATGTTGCGCCAGAAGAGGCGAAAACTGTTGTAATTAAATACCTTATTACTCCATTTAAACTAGTATTAGACGCATATGCGCTACCACCAGAAGGAAAATTTAAATTTCCGCCTGAAATAGTAGTTCCGCCTCCTTTAAACCAAAATCCGCTATCAGAACTAAACGTAGAATCTGCTGAAGTTAAAACGTTAGCATAACTACCCCATTGATATATGGTTTCTATTGCGCCGCCAGTATTGTAGATGCGTAACGCCTCTGTTGCAGAAAGAGCAAAGTTATAAATTGTTGCGTAATAAATATCGTCATTAAAATCATTGCCTGCAACTATTGTTCCTACAGTAAAGTAAGTGCTGATCAGTTCGCTTTGCCAAGTCCAGCCTCCTCCAGAACCAAATGAAAAGCCAGAAGTTTTGTCCTCGCCATTAATGTAGATCGTTGGATTACCAGAGGAATTTTTAACAAAAATAAACTGAACAATTTTCCCCCCGTATTGCTGCAAAAAATTACTATACCGAGCGTTTACTGAGATTGCTCCTGATGTGTCGTTTCTAAAATATATAATAAGCTCTGAAGAGGAATTGACCCACATTCCTATGTTCTTAGCTATGCCAACGCTAGTTGCGCTTGGACCAATGAACCAAATACCTCTATCTGCGGCTACAGTTGGAGCTTTAAAACAAACAACAACAGAAAGGGTATTGGTTCCTACAGATTGATTTGTTAAAGTGGCAGTGATTCTATCGCCCGCCGTGCCTGAAAAACGTACTCCTCCCAAAGCATTAGGGTTAGAGTTGGTCAAGCCTACGCCAGAAGTATAACTGGCTAAAACGTTATTGTATGTAATGTAGGCCATGTGATGTATTTACACTTAAAAACTATGTTAGGTTTTCATATTAGTTTTTTCTAAATGTATTGACATCGTAACTTTTTTCTCTACCATAATAAAAGCTTGACTATGAACGGCAAAGGATCTAAACCAAGACCATTTTCAATTAAATATGAACAGTATGCCGAAAACTGGGACAGTATCTTTTCCAAGAAAAAAGATAAAGAAAGCTTGACAACCGATAGCGAAAAGCCTAAACTGCCAGCAAATTTAAAAAACTAATCTTATGGGAATGTACGATGATATCTTCGTTAAAGATCAATTGCCTCTCAGCCAAGAGATGATTGATTTCGGTGTTGGAAATAAAAACGCCTTCTTTCAATCGAAAGACCTTGAGTGTGCAATGGCCGTTTACAAGATTGAGAACGGCGAGCTTTTTATCGAAAAGTTTGCCAAGACTGAGTGGATCGAAGGAGACGAAAAGGCTAAAACCCTTTTGAAGAGGCTTGGCTACTTGAAAAGAGAAGAGCCTTACTTTGAAAAAGTTTCTCATCATGGGGATGTTGGGTTTTATGATTTCTACGACGTTAAAAAGGGCGAAAAAACTTATGAGGTTTGGGTTGAATTCAACGCTCGATTCGGGAATAGCAAAGTAGAAAAAATTGAGCTTTTAAAGTTTGAAGCTAGGGATATTACGGAAAGAGTAATTGCTGAAGAAAAGCGCAACGAAGAGTATCGCGCTAAAATGCAGCGTCCCATTTACAAATATTTTTTGAACACTCGCTGGTTTAACTTTTTCAAGAGAAAGTGGGCATCATTTTGGAGCTACCTTTCTTTGGGCTTTTCCAAACTGAGTTCTATCTGCCAAAAAATCGGTTACTCAATTTACTAATGAATCCTTATATTTTTATTGATTTGGACGAAACGCTGATTCATACTTTCGAAGATTTGGAAGAGCCAACGCCAGATGCTGTTCAAATTAATATTGACACAGACACATACAATACATCTCTAAGACCGGGCGCATTGGAGTTCCTCAAGCAGATGCGCGACACTGGTGATGTATTTATGCTCACAATTGCGACTACCCAGTATGCATTAAAAATGAATGAGGTTTTTAATCTGGGGTTTCAGCCTAGCGAAATCTATGCTAGAGAAAGCATTCAAGACGGCGCTATTTCTTTGCCCCCCAGAGATCGCGTCTTCTTGTTTGATAATCTCCCGCGAAGAGAAAACAGAGTAAAGATTGAGTTTCTTCGGGCCGTATCAACCAAAGGCAATCCATTTTATATTCAGGCCAAAGAGTACCGGGGCCATCAGGATATGGCTATCGATCAAGAGTATGCTGATTGGATTTCCAAAGCTATAGACCAAAATGAATGACATTGAGCTATTAAAAAAGATTCCAAAAGAACACTATACAGAACACTCTGGCAAAGCTCTTCTCATCCGCGATTTAATCAAGATTCTGGGCGAAGAAGCTGATGAGATAGAGCGTAAACAAAAAGCCATCCTCAAAAGAAAGAAAAAAGAAAAAGAAGATGACCTTTGATTCTAAATCAGAAAAGTTCCAATTTATTCTCATGGTTTTGGCCGTTATTGCGGACATTGCCCTGATAATTAATATTATTCACCACTGGTAAAAATCTGCCGCCCGGTTCCAGGAGACCTTGGGCGGCTTTTTTATGCCCATTTTTTTCCTTTTTTTAAAATAGGGGGGGGTATGCTAGTCATTAGAAGAGCCGTAGATAAACACCGTTCTTATACTGTCTTATTCCTGAAAGGGGAACCCCCTAAGTGGATACCTACAAGCGATTACGAACACAACCGTATCCTTGAAATATATAAACAAGATAAACCCTATGAGGGGATTATCAATGATTTCTCTGATATTGATTGGGGAAGATGGTAAGGAGATAGGGAATAGAGATAGAGGGAATAGATATAGGGAATGGTATTTTGAGTGGTAGAGCGAGCTAAAACCCTCCCCCCGCCGCGAACCCGGACCGGGCCTTTGGCGTTTTTTGGAAATTGGGGGGGGTGTTTCCAATCCTACAAAATAACCAAAAAAGATCTTGCGCTACGCTGCATTTCCCCTACTCTAAGGGAGTAATGAATAACACCACTTCCCCCCAACTCTACACGCTTTCTATCGGTGACAATGACTTCCGTCGCCCGATGACCCTTGAAATCGTCGAAGAGCGCCTGAACCAATACTGGCCCTTCTTGTGGTGCAAGAAGGAAGGCCGTCAGTTGGAAATGAGCGACTTCCAAGAGCTTCAAGAATACTGGGACGAAAAATCCCAATGCTGGGAGATTCTCGACCCCGAGGACGGGGTGACCGTTTGGGCCTTCTTCAAGAAGGCGTAAAAAAACCTTGCAACCCTCCCTTTAACCCTCATTGTTTTCCCTATGACAACCCAAGAAATTCAAAACGAACGTTTGCGTAATTCCTACCTTGCGGGGTATCTAGAAAGCGTAGTTAAGAACGCCCACTTTAACCTTCCTTTGGGCGTCTCTGCTGAATTTGAAATG